AAGTCTTAAAATTTCAAACCCAGGATTATCTAACACTTCTTCCATATACAACCTAGAGGCATATTTCAGTACCTCTGGAGATGAGTTAGGATTTGATGCAATAGCTTTTCTAACCTTAGGAGACCTGCTATTTATCCAAATATTCTTAAGTTCCTCTGGAGTTGTTTCTTCGCTTTCTGCAATTTTCAGAAGAGTTTTCGAACTGAGTTTCATTTTCTTTATTATATTTTTATAAAAATACCCGGGTTATTAATGCCCGGGTGAGTATAGAGATATAATTTATCGCTTCCGACGTTTATCAGTATGCAGTTCTACAAAGATCCCATACCACAAAGTCTTAGAACATTCATGGGAACAGATATAGTCCGTGGAGAGTTTTGACTTGTAGTGCGTAGTTTTTCCACAGATTGCGCAGGGTTTGACATCGGCCATGTACGCATAGATGTCATTCTCGTACTCTTCTACAGGAGTTTTAGAGAAAAAGGTTTTATTTTGTGCCATTTAATTGGCCTGAATTACCTATGAATTATATCATATTTTAGATAGCTTTTCAACTATTTTTTTCTTCTCGTCCCTTATTGCTTGAAATTTTTCTCTTGCTTTTCTTTTTTTGTCCCTAATTCTTTTTAGCTCTCTACGAGCTAACGCAAAAACTCGCCACATTACCTCAGAGATGGAAGAATCTTCGAATAGATCCCTCCACTCATCTAGTTCTTTGGCGACTTCTTCTCTAACCCTAACTGTCCTGTACTTTACTTTTTTCCCTGGAGTGGCAGGAGGTTTTTGGTTAAAGATGTCCATTTTGTTATTCTGTAGGCGGAATGTTTACGACGTAAGAAATAGTCAAATCAACTACGCCGGCTTGTGCACCAGCTTCTGCGTCGCTATATGCTAGTAGCCTATCACCTTGTTTTAGGATAAATTTATTTCCTTGAATTACTTCAAAGGCGGTATTTGCTGGGACCACAACATTATATAGCAAGAAGGCCTGGGTATTATCCTTCTCAATTAACAAACTAAGCTTTCTTGGCGTATCTGTTTTATTAGCAGCAATCATTGAGGTAACTAACGCATATCCGTCACCTGTGACCTCGGCGTCATTATACACCTGAGTTACTGCCGTTGGGTTAATCGAGATTGCGGGATAGATACTCGATTTAAATTTATTAACGGGATAGATTGACATTTTTTTATCCGAAAATTAAAGAGTTAATTGTTGAATACACATATCCTTCAAAAACTTCCTTTTTTCTTACGATAGACTCGTCATTAACAGGAGCGGAAGTTAGTCTCACATCTTGTTGTGAGATAAGGAGCGGTACGGTATTTCCTGTGCCATCTTGAACTTTGCCTTGAATCCTTCTAGCGGCAGTTGTGAGGTCAATCGGAATACCGTCGGTATCTGGTTGAGAATCTACATTTGAAAGGAGGACGTTAGAGAAAGTTTTTGAAATTTCAAATTCTCTAATATTTGAAGCCATATTACGGTTTATGGTAGAGTAGACTTATCTAAGTTACTTTAAACAATTGTCACACAAGTATTATGAAAAAACCCACGATCTACCCAGAGATCTATGTAGAGGGAAAATTTTTGCATAGGAGCGACATTGTTACAAAAGTAATCAGAACAGATAGCAACGTTTTCCATGTAACTTTCGATCATCCTGTTCTCGGTGTAGTTACAGAAATATTTGAAATGTTATTTAAGAAAAATCTTATGTGTTTAAAATGTGCTTTTCCGCACGAGATGCAAACAGAAGAAGAAATAGAGATTGTAAAAGATTATTATAACAATTTTATACTAGAGGGCCATGAAACTTACCTCGAGTACTTCAACGAACAGGTCGGTGGGTGGTATGTTTTGTCAAGAAATGTGGAAGATACGGAAAAAGCAGAAATTAATGGTATATAGTATTTGTATCTGATCATTAGCTTATGTCAGCAAAACAACTTTTCAACATCTCGATTAATAACGAGCTTCGAAATTCCTACTTAACTTATTCGGTTTCAATTTTTAACCGAGCTTTGCCTGACGTAACCGATGGGCTTAAAGTTGCCCAGAGGAGGATTATGCTTGGTCTAAAGGACCTAAAGCTTCGCCCTGATGGCCAATATAAGAAAGTCTCTAGGCTTGAAGGCCATGTACTTGGCTCATATCACCCTCAAGGTGGATGTGCTGGCACGGCAATCAATATGGGCCAAGCAAATGGCTTCCGATATCCGCTAACTAATATTCATGGTAATGTCGGCGGGTCAATTCAAGACGGACCGAGTATTGGCCAATCGATCTCTGAAGATTCTCCCGCTGCGGCGAGGTATCTAGAGGTAAAAGCAACTGACTTCACGCAAGAGATCTATCTTGATGAGATTGATAAATATAGTTGTAAGTGGAGAGATAATTATGATGGCTCGACTCAGGAGGTTCAGCAGATCATCCCTGCTCTCCCTGCCCTCCTAGTGAATGGTGCGGTTGGTATTGCTGCAGGTTATGCCTGTAATCATATCTCTTACAACCTCGACGAGGTAATCAAGGGAACAGTAGCATATATTAAAAATCAAAAGATCACAAATAAAGCGCTGTATAAATTTATCACTGGCCCCGATCTACCTCAAGGGGCGCGGGTTCTTAAAGACGACGGAGTGTATGCCGCTTTTTCTTCCGGCCATGGGTCAATTAAAGTCTATGGTAAGTGGGAAATCAAAAAAGTCTCGTATCGTAAAAAATCTAAGCGAGATGCGATCATTATTACCTCTTTGGCTAGTGGGAGTTCTGAACGTTTTCTTGAGAAAGTCAAGGCTGCGGTCGATGGCGGAAAAATCGATCAAATTGTTGACGCTGCTGACCATTCTAGCCGTGAAGGAATTAATATTGAGCTAATTCTTAAGAGCGGAGCTGATCCGCAACTTGTAATTAGCCAACTTCTTGCTCATACAAACCTATACGATACCATTGGTGTCAATGCCACGGCCATCGGCGGTGCTATTCCAGAGATGTTTGGGGTGAAGGACATCATTGCTTATTGGCATAGGGCAAGATGCTCGGCTCTTAAGTCGCGCTATAGCGCCGAATGCGTGCGAATTTTAGACCGCATGCACATCCTCGACGGCTTTTTAACCATCTTGGCCGATATTGACGAGGTAGTTAAAGTCATTAAGTCTAGTAAAACTAGGGAAACGGCCACCAATAATCTTAAAAAGAGATGGAAGTTAAGCGATGCCCAGGCTTCTGCGGTACTTTCTATGCCCTTGAGCCGGCTTGTAAACGCCGAACAACTCGAACTTAAGAAAGAAAAGGAAGAATTGCAGAAAAAATATAACGAACTTCAGACTTTGATCAATGAAGAAGAGGCAATGGATGCCCATATTATCAACCAAGTGCAAAGTTTTAAGAAATTTACCGACACTCGCCGGACAGAACTGGTCAACGTTGAAGAAATCGGAGCAGAAAAAGCTAAAACCATTGCACCTCCTAGGGCTCCGAGAGTAAAAATCCCTACACCTAGGGACTTAATCAAGCAAAAAGCTAAGCAAATCGGAATGAAGAGGACATTAGTTGCTCGGTTCCTCCAAGATAATGCTTCTGGACAAAATATTAAAGCAAAATGGGAGGAGTTTGTTGAGGATTGGCAGCATGAGCAGCAACTCACAACAAGAAAGGGAGCCGCGCAACGCAAAAAACAACTGGATGAGCTGAAGAAATGGGGTTTGAGTAGAGGAATGCGAACTCGTGGGCAATATGCTTGGAACTCTTTCATTAAAGACCGCGAAAAAATGAAAATCAAGGAACTTAAGGAAGAACTAAAGGCCTGGTTGGCGAAAATTGACGCAATTTAACTTTTTTATTCGACAGGTTAAAGTTCATGTAGTCAAAAATAGACATGAACTTACCAAAAACTGCAATACTTCTACTTAGAGGTTTGGAGGGATGCGGAGTTACTAATTATTGCAGACATTTAAAGGCATATTATGACTCTGTATCTTCTCCGTGCGAAATTTTCGTACTAAATGACAAAAAAATCGGGCGATCGGATACTTCTAAGGACATCAATGTAAATAATTTTTATTTTAGTAATAGCACAGAGATCGTAAATCAAATAAATTCAGATTTTGACCTAATCTTGGTATTTTCTGTACCTGCTAAATCTTCTTCTGAAGAAATTAAAGAAAACTACGTCTCTAAAATCTTAGAAAAACTAAAAAGTCCTAAATGGATGATAAATTTAGACCACCATGCGTTAAGTTTTTCGAGAAACGCAAAATATAAAGATGCGATTGAAGCCTGTGATGGTGTTCTTTGTTATTCTCTCAAAGAAACCAAATCTGGGTTTATTGGTTGGCTACGTAAGAACAACGTAAAAACAACAATTAAAAACATTGATAATTTTTTCCACGTCCCGTTCCTAGAGAATTTAATTTCTTTGAATAGAGGCGACAGAAAAAAGAGGATTATTTATGCAGGTAGAGCTGTTGCGTGGAAACGCGGTAGTTTATCTCTAAATCTCCATAGACCACTTTCTGAGCGCGGGTTTATTTCTGAGATGATCGGCTTCGAAAGAAGTATTGCTGGGTTTACTCAATTAGACAACTATAATGGTAAATTAGATTGGTTTACAACAGATAAATTTTTAAAACCAGTAAAAGGACCCTCGGCGTTTAGTTCTTCGCCAATTAACACAGAGTTATTTAAGTTCTTAGATCAAAATGGCCAAGATCCAACTAAAATGTACGTGATTGGGTCTTATGATTACAAAGAAGGGATGAAGAGAGTTGCTAATTCTGGATTTGCAATCCATCCTCGATCTTTTGAGCATAATAAGCTGTGCTATGGAAACAACTTTGAATTCCAAGGCCTTGAAGCTGCCTTGCTCTCTGTGCCTATTTTTCATAGGCATTTTTTAGATAACGTTTATCTACCGGGCACAGAAACTTCTCTGACAGAATCTGGGTTGCTCTTGGGCATCGACGACGACAACACCCATCTTAAACAAGGAGGTCCCCAGGTTTTAAACGTAGAAGAATTTTCTGATAATCTAAATGAGATCTGGGAATCTGAGCAAAAATACGCACAAATGAGAGAAAAGTCCGTAGACATGGTTAATACATACTATGCGTCTCAAATTGTTGTACCTAAAATTTTAAATAGAATTCTATGAAAACACTTGTAACTGGCGCGGCGGGATTTATTGGATCGCACATTGTCGACAAACTTATTGACTTAGGACACGAGGTCGTAGCAATAGACAACGAGTCGGCCCGCTCAAATTCTAAGTTTTATTGGAATGACAAAGCGCAAAATTATAAAATCGATATCTGTGAGATGGACAAAATCCTGCCTTTATTTGACAGAGTCGATACTGTTTTTCATCTAGCCGCAGAGGCAAGAATTCAAAATTCGATCAACGATCCTCTCAGATCAGTTAGAACAAACGCTGTGGGTACAATGAGTATTTTGCATTGTGCCCAAGTTTCTGGGGTTAAAAAAATAATTAACTCCTCGACGTCATCTGCGTATGGTAAAAACTCGTGTCCAAATACAGAAACAGATAGAAACAATTGCCTAACTCCATACTCTGCATCTAAGGTTTGCGCAGAAACTCTATGCAAAATTTACTGGGAGTTGTATGGCATCCAAACTTTTTCTCTGAGATATTTTAATGTTTACGGGCCTCGTCAGCCTCTTAAAGGATCTTATGCTCCTGTCGTAGGTTTGTTTTTTGAGCAATTAAAAACTAACTCACCTCTTACTATTGTTGGAGATGGTGATCAGCGCAGAGACTTTACCTACATTGACGATGTAGTAGATGCTAATATGCGTATTTTTAACAAAATTCTAATCCCAGAAGAGGTTATCGGATCGGTTTTTAACGTAGGAACAGGGAGAAACTACTCTATTAATGAGATTGCGGACATAATCTCTAGTAAAAAAATATACCTCCCGCCCCGTCCTGGTGAAGCTAGAGAAACAAAAGCAAACAATCAAAAAATGCGCGAGGTATTTGGCTGGGAGCCAAAACATATTTTAGAAGATTGGATTAATAAAGAAAAAATTAACTTTGTTTAAAGTATCTATACGTGCCTTGACTTCTTAGAACAGGCATGATATGATAGATACATCGGGATCGGAAAGATACTCTCTTTCTAAAAATTCCGAATATTTAATTTTTGAACCTCGAAATTTTAATACTATGACAGCTTCTTCAATTGCCCAACGGCGTGTTGGCAATCAATGGGAGCAGTTCTGCGAGTGGGTAACATCCACCAACAACCGCCTTTATGTCGGTTGGTTTGGCACTCTGATGATTCCTACCCTCCTCGCCGCAACTGTTTGCTTTATTGTTGCCTTTGTCGCCGCACCTCCAGTCGACATTGATGGTATTCGCGAGCCTGTTTCTGGTTCGCTGATGTATGGTAACAACATCATCTCTGGTGCTGTTGTTCCTAGTTCGAATGCAATCGGTCTCCACTTCTACCCAATTTGGGAAGCTGCTTCGCTAGATGAATGGCTTTATAATGGCGGTCCGTATCAGTTGGTTGTTTTCCACTTCCTTATTGGCGTCTTCAGCTACATGGGTCGTGAATGGGAACTTTCTTACCGACTCGGTATGCGTCCTTGGATTTGTGTTGCCTACAGCGCACCCGTGGCTGCTGCTACTGCAGTGTTCCTCGTATATCCGTTTGGACAAGGTTCCTTCTCTGATGGAATGCCTCTTGGCATTTCAGGTACATTTAACTACATGCTTGTTTTCCAGGCGGAGCATAATATCCTCATGCACCCCTTCCATATGCTTGGGGTGGCTGGTGTATTTGGCGGTTCTCTTTTCTCTGCTATGCATGGATCTTTGGTCACTTCTTCCCTCGTCCGTGAGACGACAGAAGTAGAGTCACAGAACTATGGCTATAAGTTTGGCCAAGAAGAGGAGACTTATAATATTGTTGCTGCTCACGGGTATTTTGGCCGTCTCATCTTCCAATATGCTTCGTTTAATAATTCTCGTAGTCTGCACTTCTTCCTTGCTGCTTGGCCAGTCATGGGTATTTGGTTTGCCGCTCTTGGCGTCAGCACCATGGCCTTCAACCTCAATGGTTTCAACTTTAACCAATCACTTCTATCATCTGATGGTCAAGTGATTAATACCTGGGCTGATATTCTCAACCGAGCAAATCTTGGTTTTGAAGTAATGCACGAACGCAACGCTCATAACTTCCCCCTCGATCTTGCCGCTGCTGATAGCACCCCTGTTGCTCTCACTGCGCCTACGATTGGCTGAGTTATTTTAAATAAGCATCTAAGGTCCGTTTTATTCGGGCCTTTTTTTTTATGCGCAAAAATAAAAAACCATTACAACCCTCTTGACTTATGGCCAACTTTATCGTAGAATGATTTCATAATTCGCTAGTTCTATGTCTTACGAAGCCACTGTTGAGTTTAAGTTTGATGCAACCTTTACCCCAACTTACGGATCGTCTTCTTGGAGTGTCGATGATTATATCCCCGAAGAGCACTATGTAATTACCGCACCTGCCGCGGATCTAAATGTCAAAC